TATCTTGTCTAAAACATTCTTGACATAAGTAATTATCTCTTTCAAAAACTTTCTCTCTCCACTCCCCGTATTCTATGGAGTAGTAGCCATTTTTATATGCTCGGCTTTTACCACCTTTCCAATTTGGACTTTTTTCTCCCCTTTGGCTTTTACCAAGTTTAGAAATAGCCTGTAATCTTTTTTCAGTTTTAACATAACTTTTCCCCATTTTTATTTTTGTTTCAATGGAAAGAATTTTACCATTTTCAGTTTTACTGATTTTCTTTTTAGTTTTTTGAGAATGTTTTTTACCGAACATTGGTTGCTGTTCTTTTGGTAGTCCTTTATTCCACGCTGGGTGTCCTTTTTTGTTAGCCATAAATTTTCCAAACTAAAAAGGTATTCCCACTTGGGCAAGCTGGTAAGAGCTTGGTTGCCGAAGCAACAATGAGAATACCTTTGCAGTCAATAAAATTATTAAAATGTATCTTACCATTTCCCATACCTCCATCATATAAGATTAAAAATATCTTTGCAAATGGATAATGTGGATAACTTTGCTTGCGTTAATTGTATATATATGATACACTATAAATAGGCTATGAAAAAAGAAATAGAAAACAGGATAGAAAAACTTAATGAAGATTTAGAAAGTTTTTGGGATAGTGAACCAGACAAGAAAGAAGAAGTTGATCGTAGATTGGCTTTTCTTAATAGTTTATATAATGCACTTTATAATGACTTCTACTAAACAAAAAAGAATACCACTATCAATGATACGGCTTTACAAGTTAGCCCAAAAATTCGCCAAAGATAAAAAACAAGCGGAAGAAGTCGCCTCTTATTTGAAATTTGTATTTGAACATAAAAACGATATCCTATAAATGAAATCTTACAAGTTAAGAAGTTTTAGATAACAAAGTAAATATATGAAAAAAACAAAGGAAGCTATTTTAATGGCAAAAAAAGAAATAAAAGAATGGACAAAGTTTCTTAAACTTGCTCAAAAAAAACTTTTAGAATTAAGAAAAAATAGCAAGAAAGCTTTTTAACAGTTTTCAAAGATATAACTAAAGAATATGAAAGCGAAAGTTATTCAATGTAAAAGATATACTCATTCAGGATGTATTGGAATGGAGGGTGAAATTTTAGAAGAATATGATTTTAATGGGCGACATTTCTATAAGATAGAAGCAACTAATCAAGGAGGATACACGAACGCCACTAAGAAATACAGAATGTGGCAAGTCGGCAACAATGCGGATTTCTTAAAAGAAGAATTAGAATTTATTTCTCCCTAATACATACAAGGGATAGACTTTTATTTGAGATAGGACAAATAGAAGGGGGGTTGAGCTTGACTTTTGGGTATCCTTCGTGTAGGATAGGGATATGGTAAAAGAACTACAAAGTAATGAATGGTATGAGGCACTTGTAGAGGAGTGCAAAGCCATTATTACTGAAGCGGTTTTCACTTCTAGGTGGGCTTTGGTTGAGGGGTATTGGAAATTAGGCGAACGAGTGCAAGAAGACAATGATTTCAAGGCATTTCAAAAAGGCAATAAAACTTCCGTGCAAGACCTTGCACAGAACTTGGGTATATCGGAAAGAACTTTATATTATGCGTTGAAAGCATATGAAAAATTCCCCGATTTAGGAAAAATTCCCGAAGGGAAAAATATCACTTGGAATAAACTTATAACCCAGTATCTGCCTGAACCAAAAGAAAAAAAAGAACCTTTACTACCAATTAAGGGTAAATATAATGTTTTTGTAATTGACCCGCCGTGGGCTTATGGGACAGAATATGATAGTGAAAGTCGCAGAGTAGCTTCACCATATCCTGAAAAAAGTATTGAAGAATTAAAAGAATGGGGTATTACTGAATTTGAAAAAAGTGCAGATAAAAATTCTGTAATATGGTTATGGACTACTCATAAATTCTTAAATGATAGTTTTGAATTATTAAAGGATTGGGGTTTTGATTATAAATTAACAATGGTATGGGATAAACAAAAATTGGGAATGGGGGTATGGTTGCGTTGTCAAGCGGAATTTTGTTTAGTAGGAGTTAAAGGCGATTATCATAAACATTGGAACTTGACTAACGAAAGAGACATCATAAGTTCTCCACGCGCAGAGCATTCAAGAAAACCGAAAGAATTTTATGAAATGGTTGAAAAACTTTGCTCTGGTAAAAAGATAGATATATTTTCTAGGGAAAAGCACAACGGATTTATCCAATATGGAAACGAAACAGGAAAATTTTAACAAGGGGAGTGAGGGAGAAAAGCGAGTTGCCGAAGGAATATCTTTTTTAGGTTATAATGTTATTTATATTGGTGGGGCGACAAAGTATTCAATAGATGGCGGAAAATTCTTTAGTGGTGATTTATATGTTTTTGGAAAAGAAAAAAGTTTTTTAGTTCAAGTTAAGAATAAAGAACCACGAAATTTATATCCTGACACAGGATTAGAAAAATGGAGATTTGATACCTTAAAGTGGTTGCAAAAAGAAAGTGGATTAAAGGTCGCAATTATCTTCACAGATAATTCAAAAAGAATTTATGGTGAATGGATAGATAACTTAAAAATAGAAAAGCACGGGGGAGAATTTAATTCAAAGATAAACAACCAGATGATTTATTTTTGGTTAAAAGATTTAAAAATAATACCAGATTTTTTATGACAGACATAACACTAAAAGAACACTTGAGCCGAATAGCCACCGAACGCCACAAAAATCTTAAAAAGAAATTAGGTAAAATTGGCTATTCAAAGTATATGCAGAAAATATCCTTAGCTCGCTTTACTAAAAAGCCGAAACTTGACAAGACATCATCAAGCGTGCTAGAATAGTTATGCACAGTTGCAAACATCAAGCGTGTATGATAGTATGTAATTATGAAAGAGCGATGGACGAATTGGTTGCGACTGGTTCTATCCATCAAACTTTCATAGATAGTTCAGCTCATAGAGCAAATGAATTATCGCATTATAAAGTATTTTAACAATGGCGGGGCTAGGAAATTGAAAATTAAAGAGTTTATAAGTCGTTGCTTAAAGTTTTACTTGGGATATAGATGACTCAAGTCGCATAAAAAATTATCTTTTAACTTTCTTTAGGCACGACTTACAAGCTCTTTAATAAGTAAATACACTAGCCCTTAACCATTAAAAACAATATGGAAAAAAGAATTTCAGATGAAAAGTATTGTGATGAGATTGAACCAAGTCTGTATTTAAAAGCAGTCAGAGCATTTTGTGAAAATAAGTGGGGACTGCCAACAAATAGATTAATAAGAAAATATATAGAACAATTACAAGCTAAATAAAATATATGATAAATTTAAGTTTTGTAGGAACTAGCGAGGGCTTAATGGAGTATTTAGAGGAACAGACTTTTGCTTGTAAAACTTGTAAAGACACGGGTGTTATATTAAAAGACGAATGGGTCAATGATGACGACAATTATCAAATAGCTGTGCGTTGTATTTGCACCGAAGACTAATATGAAAAACTTTATTTATTCAGGTAGCGATTACAAAGCAACAAAACAGGACTGGATTTATGTGGGTATCGTGGTCGGACTTATCGTGTTGAGTACTTTGCAATTTTAAGACTATGAAGTATACACAGGGCAAAAATCCAAATAGTAGAAATGGTTTTAAAAAAGGACACGAAAGTTATTTAACTGTGGAAGCTAAAAGAAAAATGAGTTTATCCCAAAAAGGTAAAAAAGTTTCTTTAGAAACTCGTAAAAAAATGTCTGAAGCCAAAAAAGGTAAAAATAATTCAGGAGGTTTCAAGCAAGGTAATACACCTTGGAATAAAGGAACTAAAGGGCTTATGAATCCAAATAATAAGCCAATGCTAGGCAAAAAACTTTCTGACGAACATAAAAAAAAGATAAGTTTATCTCGTAAAGGTAAAATTCATTCAAATGAGGCTAGAAAAAAGATGTCAAAGAAAAATCACTGGAACTGGAAAGGTGGGATAACTTCCATAAATGAACAGATAAGAAAATCTTTTAATTACCGTCAGTGGCGTTCTGATGTTTTTATGCGAGATAATTACACTTGTCAGATATGTGGCAAAAGAGGGAATGGTAGAATAGAAGCAGACCACCACATTAAACAATTTTCACTAATTTTAAAAGGATATAATATCAAAACTTTAGAAGACGCAGAAAATTGTGAAGAATTATGGAACATAAACAATGGTCGGACTTTATGTAAGGATTGTCATAGAAAAACCAAATCCTATGGTAATAAAAAGCAATTATTATTTTAAGTGGAATAAGTCTATAATTTTATGGAAATAAACTTTGAAAATACAATTAAAAAATTAGGTGAAATAAACAAAGTAATTTATGGAATAAATCCTTATGAAAATTTACAGGATAAGTTAGATTTAGAAAGAAGGTCGGATTTAGAGGAATTAGAAATAGCCGAGCAAGAAGTTAAAGATGAACAAGAAGCCTACAATCACGCTGATGAAGATTTCGGAAAAGCGATAGAATGGAGAAATCTACGAAAGAGAAATCTGGAAATTGCCCAATCAAGATTACAAGCAATAAAGAATAGAGAATAATAAAATGGATAAAATCTTAAAAATACAAAGTGAAATAGGTGTGCTTTCAAAAACAGAAACCAATCCTTTCTTTAAAAGCAAGTATTTAGACATAAACGGAATACTGGCGAACTTGCAACCTTTATTAGAAAAATATGAACTTACAGTCGTGCAACCGCTATCTGAAATAAACGGCAGACCAGCCATAACAACTCATATTTACGATAAAGAAAGTAAATTAGTGCTTGGCTCTACCATTACCTTACCTGATTTAACAGACCCGCAAAAAATGGGGAGCGCAATAACTTATTACAGACGATATTCTCTTCAAAGTTTATTCCTATTACAAGCGGAAGATGATGATGGAAACAAAGGCGCTGAAAAAGTAATTGACTATGACAAACCAAAGGTCGCAAGAGAAAAATACCAAGCCAAGAACAAAGCGGATATGGAAGCTGGAAAAGACCCATTAGCGGATGACTTATAATTTTATGGAAAATATCAAACTATTTAACTTACAAAAAAATACACAAAAGAAAGACGATAAACAACCCGATTATAGAATTTCTTTTAAAGAAAAAGATACTTTTATAGAAGGCGGAGCTTGTTGGAAAAAACAAGATAAAAATGGAAATACCTATTTATCTTGCAAACTATCAGACGAATGGAAAGACCACACTGATGCCACAAAATTTCGTAGAGGTTGGCATTTAGAAGCAGATAATGGTTCTAAATTCGCACCAGACGAGCAAAACGACCTCTAGGAACATCTTCTATGGACAAAACGGATATAATCACAATTACACAGGATATGATGCGTTTAGGGCAATATAACAGCAACCCTAGTTTGTCAGCAGAAGATAGAGCTAGACTTTCAGGGGAGTATTCATTTTGGACTGGAATTTTAGAAGATATTTTACAAAGAAAACCGAAAGTATGGAACGAGATGCGGTCAAAACATAAAAGCGATAAAGCGTGTGATAAAGAATTTGAGGCGACAGATGACGGCATAAACGAAGTGGTAATTAGATTAAAGTTGAAACGGATTGAAAAACTTATTAGCGCATTATCAACCTTAATACGATTAGCCGAAGGACAAGCGCGAAATCAATTTTAGTTTATAGATTAAAATATATGTATAATGATGTTTTACTTAAGAAAGTTGAAAACCCTATGAACGAAATAATGAAAAAATCCTTATCGCATTATAATTACGAGGCCTCAAAGAAAAAAGCCACCCTAGAAGAACCTGTATATTCATCGTATATGCCAGCAACCCCTATATACAAGAAATGCGAAGGAATTAAGATAACAGCAGGTTGGATAAATTTCTTAAAAAATTTAAGGCCATAATGAAAGATTTATCAAGCAAAATAAAAGTCCCCAAAGAAGCCACTAGAACACAAACAGGCAGTTTCAAATACGATGCGCGCTATGATGAAGCATTAGAATTACTAGGGAAAGGAACATATTGCCCGCTTTGTTTTGCAGACCTTCCCCCAAGCCACCCATTTTATGAAAAACCTTTGTAGGTATTGTAAAAAAGAAGTAGAACCCTTTGCCAATGGCGGACCTAGAATCCATTGCAACAAAAAATGCAAGCGACTGGAAAATAGCTCATATAGCTTGCCTTTAGAAAAGAGAAAAATTAGAAACAAAATTACAAAATGAGAAAAGAATTCCGTATAATTTTAGATACCAATCAATCTGATGTTCAATGCCAGTTGGCATTTGAACACGCGGTTGGTGAACTTACTTCCAATCGTCCCGAGCTGATCCAAAGAGTTTTAGAAGAACCAACGGTCGATAAAAGAAGTAAGAGTTATCCACACCGATAGTTTTGTCTATATTAACCATTGTGATAAAATTAAAATAATAATCAAACTATGCAAGAAAAACAATCATCAACGCCTGAAGAAATTAAAGCGAAAGAGATAGACTTCCAAAAGCGAGTCAAAGCCCACAACGAAGTCGTAATCCCCTCGCTTGCTAAAAACAAGCTCGGTCTGGGGGCAGTTCCATTTATAACCCCTGACGGCAGAGTCCTCGCCAGAGCGATATACTTTGACGACAACAAAGACAAGGTCGCTGAAAAACCAGAAGGATTTATTATAAAAGCGGAAAACGATGACACTATTCCACAGCTATGAACCTTGCAATTGGAATTATACTCGGACTGCTCACTGCAATCCTCATAGTGGCAACCCTGACGTATTTTCGCAGAGTGATAGAACACAAAGTGGAAATTACAACCAAACAGATTGAAGCCAAAGGCCCGAAACCAAAAGGGTTTATTATAGAAGCCGAAAGCGACGCGGACGAAGCAAGACAGGAAATTATTAAAAACAATAAAAGGTTAGGTCGAGATACTCGAATGGAAGAACTTATATGAAAAAAACATCAAAAATAATTCCTAGAAAAAACTATATCCTCATAAAACCAGACGATAAGAAAACCCAAGTGAGCGAAAACGGAGTATTCAAGCCCGACAACACGGAGGAAGAACCGAAAGCATACGGGGAAGTGATTGCGGTCGGCAGTGAAATAGACGACATCAAAAAAGGCGATAAAGTCGTTTTTGCATTGTTGGCGGGAGATAAAATCGAGTTGGAAAAGGTCGAATATGTGTTGCTTCATAACGATGAAGTCATAGCACTATTAAAAGATTAACCAAAAAATTTATGTCAGACAAAGTATGTCCAAACGGACATGTTTATAAAGGAAATAGGTGCGCAAGGGATAATTGGGAGGAACCAATGGAAGAAGTGAAAGCAGTTGAAACTCCCGACACGTCTGAAACACCTGCCGATGTTAAAGATGAAGAAACTGCAGTTCCAAAAGCAAAAAAGACGTCTGTAAAAGCAGTCAAAAAGGTCGCAAAGAAAACCAAAAAGTCAAAATGATTCGCTATACGGGAAATCTTGGGTGTCGCCACAGAGGCATACCTCACGACTTGCATATCATATTCCAAAATATGAAAATCAAAATTGAGGTGTGCCATATCTGTAATAAGAAGTTTAGATTTAATAAAGGATATCGGGGCAGAGTAGATAATCAGGAGTATTTGAAAGCCCACATTCGCCAATATTGCCAATCTGGAGGATTATCAAAGCGAGTATATGCCCGAATATACCGTCCAGAAGCCCTTACAATAAAAATATGACAAACGCAATAAAAACAACTGATAATAAAGCCGAAACGATGAAAGTAATTCAATCTGCCATTGAAAAACTGATGAATAAGGTTCGTCCCACTTACGGACCCGCGGGTAACAAAGTCATTATAGATAAATTCACTCATCGACTCGTAGTAGATGATGGAGTTCAAATAGCCAGAGATTTTGAAATCCCAGAATATCCGCTAGAAAACAGTGTGATTAAAATCATTAAAGAAGTCGCCATAAAAACCAATGATTTAGTTGGAGACGGCACAGCTGGCGCGCTTTTAATGTTAGAATCTATCATAAACGAAGTGTCTAAAAAAAATAATTTTAATAGCCAAAAAATAGAACTTGAACTAAAAAATGGTTTTAAAGAAATCAGCAAATCTTTTACGAAATCCGTCCAACAAATAAAAACTAAAGAAGACCTGAAAAAAATATCAATGGTTGCCTTTAATAATGAAAAGATTGCCGAACTGCTTGCCGACACCTATCACAAACTTGGCAAAGACGGCATCATCACCATAGATAAATCCCCGACTATGGAAACCACAGTAGAAACGACTGAAGGCATTAAGCTGGACAATGGCTACATCAGCCCCTATATGGTAACCGACCCGAGTCGTATGCAAGCAGTGGTGGAGAAACCATACATCCTCATCACCGACTACCGCCTGACGGAAATAGCCGACATATTTCCAATTATTGATAAACTGGCTAAAGAAAACAAAAGAAGTATCGTAGTCATTGCCGACAATGTTGAGCAAAGCGCCTTGGCAACATTTATGGTGAATCTCAGACATGTGAAGAATGCGGAGACTGGCAAATTAGGCAGTTTCCAAGGCGTGGCTATCGTAGCGCCATCGGGAGATAACAGAACAGTCGTCCTTGAAGACCTTGCGCTCTTAACCGGCGCAAAGGTATTCACTCAAGCCAAAGGCGATAAACTAGAGAACGCAGAAATCAAAGACCTTGGCAGGTGCGAGAAATTTATCTGCAGGGAAAAAGAATCCATTGTCATAGACCCCAAAGGAAAAAAGGGTGACCGAGCGATGGCAATAACTTCACTCCGCCAAGCGATTGAAAACGAAAAAGAAGAAAAAAAGAAAAAAGAACATCAGCGCCGTCTCGGATTTTTCACCAACACCCTTGCGGTAATCAAAGTAGGCGCCATTACTGAAAACGAGCAGAAAACCCTAAAATATAAAGTGGAAAATGCTATTGCCACAGTAAAACGAGCTTACCAACATGGAGTAGTGGCTGGTTCAGGTTTGGCATTAGCTAATGTAAAAACATCTAGCAAGATACTTAACGAAGCTCTACAATACCCACGTCGTCAACTTCTTGAAAACATGATGTTAGATGAAATAGAACTCAAAAATGGCGAAGCATACAATATGATAACCCATCAAAAAGGTCAATTTATGCAAGTCGGCGTAGTTGATTCCATAGATGTTTTACTTGCGGGTGTGGAATGCGCTATCTCAATATCGTCCTTACTTCTGTCAGTTACGGGTATGGAGGTAGAATACGTGAAAAAGAATGAAAATATTTAATCTAAAAGTTAGTAAAAAGGGAAATATAATAAATTACTATGGTCATAACTTATTCATCTGTATTTTGAGGTATCTAGTCCACAGATTTTTTGACCTTAGATTTTACAATTTTATAAATTATAATCCTTATAGAAAAATGAAATGAGAAAGATAAAATGAATATAGAACAGCGTAAAATTGAAGACATAAAACCTTACCCAAAGAACGCTAAGGACCACCCTGAAAAGCAGATCAAAAAGATTGCTGACGAGCGAGCACTCAAGCGCTCAAGCGAGAAAGGTGATCTCGTGCTGGATGCATTCGGTGGATCAGGAAGCACTCTCATCGCCTGTGAACAGCTTGGGCGTGCTTGCAGAATGATAGAACTCGATCCCAAATATTGTGACGCGATTGTCAGTCGCTGGGTTAAATACAGCGAGAATCCCGAAGTTATTAAAAATGGTGTAAAAGAAATGTGGTGATATGAAAGATGATTTTTGGAAAAGTCAGTGGCAAGGATTTAAGGAATTTGTAAGATGGGATTGTTTATTATTTGAAGTTATATTGTTTTCAGTTTGTATTTTGATTTGGGGTTGGTGGGGAATAATTCCATTTTTATTGGTTAGTTCCTTTTTTACTGCCAATGGTGGTAGCTGGATTGACTTGAATGTTTATCCTGATAAAGAATACCCACCCAACACTTGCTCGGCAGGAATAAAAGATTGTATAATATGCGAGAAGACTTACATTCACGACCATGAATTTAATGTGGAATATAATGAAAAATACAACAAATGGTATGATAGAATTTTTTAAGAAAACTTGGTATTTATTAAAAGAGGAGTGGATAGAGATGTTGGAGTATTTAAGGTCGTTATAATAAAAAAATGAAAATTAAAAACGAGCGACCGCCAATATACGACAAAATCCTACAAGCTGGCATGCAACCGACCGACAACGCTATATATACCTATGGAGACACGATTTACAACCCAAGCGGCAAAGAGATGCCAGACCATGGGGTTAAACACGAGGAAACGCACTGCATACAACAAGGCAATGACCCTGACGGCTGGTGGGACAGATACCTAAATGACGGATTCTTTCGCATTCAGCAAGAAGTGGAAGCCTGCGCTAATCAATACAATTTTATATGCCAAATTCAAAAAGACAGAAACCACAGAGATAAAGTGCTTCGCAATATGGCAACGATATTGTCAAGTCCGACTTATGGTAGTATAATAGGGTCGAGCGCGGCTTATAAAATGATAAAAGATAAAGCAAATGAATAATCAAACTACCGCTGGAGATATTCCACAACAATATAATAAACTTAAAAACGAGTGCAAACATAATTTCTTTGTGGTGAAAATGGATGTTGACCAAGACTCGTCATTTCACATGATTCAGAACACCGCCCATTCGGTAATCACCTGTTGCTGGTGCGGTCAAGTCCGCAAGCTATACGCAAACGGGCTGGTAAATGTTATAATTCCCAAGGGAACTATGAAATATGAAGTATGAACACGCCGCAAGAAAATTTAATAGAGCCAAAGAATAGATTAGGACGACACCGAAAAGATAGAAAAAACCCCAATCCCGAAGTAACTAAATATCAATTCTCTTACGACAGACACACTAAATTAACCGAAGAATGTGTCAAAAAGCTAGAAGAAGCATTTTCAATAGGTTCTGATGTGAGCATGGCTTGTTATTATGCCAACATTTCAAGACAGACATATTATACTTGGGTAAAAGATAATCCAGCTTTACTTGACAGATTTGATGATTTAAGGCAGAAAGTGCCATTAAAAGCATTAACCAATATAGCAAGAGGCGTAGAAGCAGGCGATATTCCTTTGTCCGAAAGAGTGCTGGCAAGACGCTATCCTGATGAACACGCTGACCCGATACGATTGCGACACAGCGGAGAAATAAAAGATGGCGATGACACCGAAATCGTTCTGCAATTCCGAGAAGCCCTAAAAAAAAGATTAGCCGAACGAAGTAAAAAGAAAGCTAAACAAGATGGAGAAATCTGATGAAAATTATTTAGACATACACGACTGGCTCATCATCGAGAAGATAAAGAACGAAAAAGGCGAGCCAATAGAATTTGACAATCATCGTTTTCTTGTAGATATATACGGCGACCAAGCGCAGAACCTTGTCGTGATGAAAGCGGCGCAGATTGGAATGACAACCTGCGAAATGTTGAAGAGTCATTTTGATGCCAAAAGATATAACATAGACCAAATCTACACTTTACCGACAGATGGCGATGTGCGGGTAATGGTTGGCGGAAAGACTAATCGTCTCATTGCAAACAATCCTTGCATGCTCAAGGATGTGAACGATAAGGACTCGGTGGAAAGTAAAAAAGTGGGAGATGCGATGATATATTACAGAGGAACTTGGAGCAAGAAAGCCGCCATGATGACTCCAGCAGACAGGTTGATCCACGATGAGTTGGATGCAAGCAAGCTGGATGTTGTCGCTGACTATCAAGCCCGTCTGCAACACTCCAATCTGAAACAAACCCATGTCTTCTCCCACCCTTCGCTTCCTGAAACTGGCGTGCATAACTGGTGGCTTGCGTCAGACCAAAAGCACTGGTTCGTCCAATGTCCTCACTGCAACCACTGGCAATACCTATCGTGGAACACGGAAGAACCGAAGAAGATGTCCATAGACCTTGAAAAGAAAATATTTATATGCAAAAAATGCCGAAAAAAATTAACAAACTATGTGAGACGAGAAGGTCAATGGGTGGCGAAACATCCTGACAGACCCATATCGGGATACTGGGTGCCACTGCTTATTGCCCCGTGGATTTCCGCCGAATACATAGTTGATAAATACCAAAACAAAGACACCACGCCCGAGTTCTTTTATACCAAAATACTCGGACTGCCATACGCTGACGGCTCATCAAAACTGCTACGCAACAGCTTCTTCCAAAACCTGACTGGTAAGATATGGGCGCCCGATACTGACGAACGTATTGTAATGGGTATAGACACTGGGCTTCGTTTGGACTATGTGCTGGGAAATAGACAAGGATTATTCTTTCAAGGCGATTGCGCTGATTATAAAGCTCTTGATGACATAATGGAACGTTGGTCAAGGTGCATAGCATTCATTGACGCAGGTGGCGACCTGATTGGTTCCCGGGCATTCGCCGAACGCTGGGTAGGCAGAGTGTTCCTTGTCTATTTCGTGGGCGACCGCAACCAAGAAGAAATCTTCACATTCGGCAAAGGTGATGACCACAGGACGGTCAAAGTGGAACGCAATCGAGGCATACAGCTTGTGATAGATGAGTTTCGTAATAAGCGCATTGCTGTTCATGGGACTGAAGAAGACTGGTATTCCTATTGGCTTGACTGGAACAATTTATCAAAACTAAAAGTGTTAGACCCCGATACCAATGTCGTTAAAGGTTATAAGTGGACGCGGAGCGGTCGCGACCATTTAGCTCTCGCCTCGGTCGCGTGGAGGGCTGGTATGAGCCGTTTTGCGGGTATGGGAATGATTGTAGAGCCGACGGAGGAAAGAAAACCCAACAGCTACGAAATAAATCCCGACCAGACGATGGATTTTGACCCCAAGAAAATGTTTGACAAGCAATTTGATGAAATGGAATTAGAAGATGAGGACGATTGGAGAAGTAGCTAAATTCATCTTTTGAATACCACCTTTTGTAGGTACATCAAGGGTATGGACAAATTGTCCATACCCTTGAGTCCATAAATTATGAAAACGGGACAAAAAAGAATGAGTGAAAGTGAGATACAAAAATGCGTAAAGCTACGGATCGCTGGTCATTCATTTACGGAGATAGGATTACTCTTCGGAAAAGACCATACCACGATAATCTATCACTGCCGAAAAGCTGGGTTATTGGGGGAGAGAAAGGAGAGAAAGGAGAGAAAGGAGAGAGTTCTGAATAAATTAAAACAGAAACCAAAAACGCAGTTGATTAAAGACGATGATAAAATCATAAATCCCAGCAAGAGTTACGAAGATTATGTCGCTGAGGAAAAAAATCGGAAGTGGAAAAAGCGAAGCGATATTGCTCAACAGTTTTAGTTATCCACAATTACTTGACTTTTATTTCATAGCGAATATAATGGGGGTATGTTGCATAAGAATAAGACAATTGCATATTGTAAAGTTTTGTGCCAGAATATGCATCTGTCTTATGCAACAGACAGCAAAGCCACCGACCTATTTAATTAGGGGGTGGTTTTTCTGTTGTCTAAAAAAGAGACTGAACCTTGCTGTTAGGGGGTCAAGTAAAACATCCTCTAGTAAACCCAACTTTCAATAGGGTATATATGAGAATACACGGGAAACAAGTTCCTTTCGCCCGTTCAAAATGTTAAATCATTTTCCTCTTGCCGTGTCGTTTGATATATATCTTATTTTAAGAAATACTTTCTCTAAAACAATCATTCTTTTAATTACCTATTCAAAGGTAAAAGGGGGTGTTAGTTATCCACATAGATAGTATTGACAAGAAAAAAAGAATATACTGGAAATAATGAACGAAACTGACCCAAACACAGCGGGCTATAATTCTCTTGGCGATGGAATAAATAAAATCTCCAAATCTTTAGACTCCGAAAATAAAGAAGGCATCGTTTCTGAGAAACTACCAGAGCTTACGCTTGATATGTCCGATGAGGACATAGTCAAACTGGCGGACAAGTGGGAAAAAGAATGGAAAGATTCGCCTGTAAAATCCGAATGGGAAAGACAAATTGAAGAAAACGAAAAATACTGGCTCGGAAAACAATTTGAAGGTCCAAGAGTTGATAAACAAAGAGCGATGGTGGATAATCTCATCTTTGAATCCCTTGAAACATTTCTGCCCCAAGCGACTCGTCGTAATCCCGACCCTCTTATCACATTGGACGCTACTGAAGAATCAAACCCTGTAAAAGAAAAATTCGTTGAGAAAGTAAAGAATCGTCTTGCCGACCTCGCGGACAAAAACAAAATACGGTTGAAACTAAAAAAAGGCGCGCGACACTGGGCTATTTATCAGCTTGGTGTTTCAAAGTTCGGCTGGGACTTAGATAACGACATCCCAACTAATCGCATTGTTCGCCCAAAGAAAATAATCCTTGACCCTAGCGCAACCATTGACGAGGACGGCTACACTGGCAATCGCATAGGCGAATACCGAAAACTTGAAGCAAGCAAAATCTTAAACATCATCGGACAGAGAGATGACGAGCTAGACCCTGAAAACGGCAAGGTCATAAAAAAAGGCAATGGCGAAGCAATCACTAAACTGAAAGAAAAAGTAAAAGAAGACCTAGCGACTGAAATCCAATTCATTGAATGGTGGACTCCGACCTATATGTGCTGGAAGTTTGAAAAAACAATACTTCTCAAAAAGAAAAATCCGCACTGGAATTACGATAAGACAGAGACACCCGAAGTAACCGACCTTGCTTCCGAAGGCGTTTCAGTTGACGACTATGGCAATGCAACGGCTGAACCAGTTGAAACAAAAGGCATCAACCATTTCAATGTGCCAAAGATGCCATATTCGTTCCTTTCGGTCTTTAATCTTGGCGACCAGCCAATGGATAAGACCTCTCTCATCGGACAGAACCTCGCCAATCAAGACAGAATAAATAAAAGAGATAAACAAATAGACAAAAACGCCGACCGAATGAATGGCGGTCTTGTGGTCTCTCTCGCCCGAGCGGGATTGACAAAAGAACAAGCAAGTGGTGTCACCCGAGCGTTGCGCAAAGGCGGCGTTGTCTGTATTCCCGACGGCTCTCCACGCGAAGCGATTGACCAATACAACCCTGTCGGACTGCCAGCCGATGTGTTCAACGACCGAAATGACACTAGAGTGCGAATGCGAGATATTTTCGGTGTAAGCGGTTCATCTCAAGCCGGGCTAAAAGGCGAGGAAACAGTCCGAGGCAAGATAATGAGCCGAGGTCTTGACACTGACCGCATCGGTGGCGGTGTTACTGAATATTTAGAGCAATGGGCTGACGATTGGTATAACTGGTATTTGCAACTGCTCTATGTCTATGATAAAGATTTTCAATTCATCGAAGGCGCAATACCGCCCAAAGTTATTGTTTCCGTCAAAGAAGGCTCCCTATTGCCAAAGGACAGCACCTCAATCGCCAACCAAGCCCTAGAACTCGCGGGAATGAATCGCATATCAAACATAGACCTCTATGAGCGGCTTGAATGGCCGAACGCAAAGGAAGTGGCCGCGAATGTTTGGCTTGAACAAAACGCTCCTCAACTTCTCTTCAAAGACAACCCATTAGTGCAAGAAGTTATCGCTATGCAACAACAAGCGGCGCAAGCAGAACAGCAAGGAATACAAGAAGAAGACCAAGCTAAAAAAGATGCAGACCGACTGGCTATGGAACGCAAAGGCGCCATAGACATTGAAAAAGAAATAATCCGAGGCGAAAACAAAAGGTCGATGTTAAAAGAAGTTCCCATCAAGGGCGGGTAAAAATAAAATAGTTATCCACATATTAGCAGTTTAATTGAAAATATAATATAATGACAGAAAATACACAGACGGAGGAAAAGTCAGATGTAAATCTAGACAATTCCAAAGAGAAGGACAACTCTGCCGATTCGTCAACGGAAACAACCGACACTAACTCGACTGATGAATCGTCTGAACAGAATAAAAATCAGACGGAAACTAAAAAAGATAGTGAAAACTTAGCGGATCATCCTCGCTGGAAAGAACGGGAGAATGATTGGACTAAGCGCTTCAACGAACAAGAAACTCGACACACTCAAGAAATTGAGACTATCCGAAAGGATATCGAGACTAGGTTTGAAAAGAAGCGGGAGGATTTAGCCGATGCTGATGTCCCTGAATGGTTTGGAGGCGATGCTAAAGCATGGGCGCAATATAAAGCCCACGAAGACGCTCGACTTACCCAAGCGGAGAATAACGCTATAAAACGGCTAGAAGAAAAGGCGGAAAAACAGCAGAAGGCAATCGATGAGGCGACTGGTTACTTCAATGATGAAGTAAAAGCCCTCGAATCCGATAAGGAACTAAATCCCGAAGGAAAAGTCGATCGCAACAAGCTCCTCAAGTTCACGATGGACAACGATCTTGTAGATAGTAAGGGGCGTTGGAATTACAAAGCGGCCTTCAAACTAATGAAAGCTGGCGTAACCAATGCCAAAAACAACTCTACCGAGGAAAAGAAAAAGATCGCCGCCGCCACAACCTCTGAAAAGACAGCAGAAACGAAAGCGTCAAATGTGAAAACCAGCGCGGACTTTAAAGGAAAGAGCTGGGGTTCACTCTAAAACATTATTAATTTAATTAAAAATTGCCATTGACTATTTAAAAAGTAGTCCTTGACAATCTTACAATAACTTGACTGAACTTTATGGACAGAGAATCCAAACCACAGTGAAGGAGAAATATTTACCTTTTGTGGTCGATCAGATTCTAGACTCCAATGTTTTGTTCCAGCGAATAGTTCGCGGAGCAAAAAAGTGGAGCGGTAGAGTGCTTCGCGCTCCTATCAAAGTGTCCAAGAATACTACCGGTCAATCATTCCGTGGCTTTGATACATTTTCAACCGCCGCGACTGATAACCGACAATTTCTTGAATACACTCCGAGTTTCTATCAAATTACAGTCGCTTTGCCAGGTGATGAGCTTTCAGTAGCTGATACCGAGGACAAAGTGCTTGATTTGATGAGACTCACAATCCAGTCCGATTCGGAAGATATGGCCGACGACCTTGGCACGATCTTCTATGGTGATGGGACTGGCAACGGCTCTAAAGACCCATTAGGTCTTGCGGCATTGGTTGACAACGGGGATTCCGTTGCAACACTCGGTGGACTTTCACGGGCAACTTATACGACTCTTAAGTCAACGGTTACCGCGTCAGGCGGGACTCTTACCCTCGCAAAGATAGATACCCTGTTCGCGGCTGTAACCTCTGGCGCCCAAAAGCCGACTGCGGTGTTCACGACTGAAACAGTCTTTAACCTCTATGGTCAATTGCTTCGACCGCAAGAGAGAATCAATAAGGAAGCAAGCAAAATGAAAGGCGGCTTGTTTGGTTCAACTGGCTTCACATCCCTTGATTACGCTGGTCGTCCAGTGATTATGGACGAGAAATGCACCTCTGGCGCGTTCATCGCCCTTAACGAAAATTTCGTTGACTGGTACGCTCTTCCATACAAAGGAGCAAGCCCAGTGAGTTACAAGTCGCAGATTGAAGGAAACGATTACGATGCTCCTGTCGGTCTTGGATTTAGTTGGTCTGATTGGATAATTCCATCCAATGCGGCTGCTCAAGTCGGACATATCTACTTCGGGGGTCAGTTTATTACGACAAATCCGAAGAGGAGTGGAAAGTTAACAGGAATTACTGGGATTTGAGGGCTGTTAATGTTCCTTG